TAACCGACCCTCCTAAAGCCTTAGCCAAAGCGCCTCCGCTATCCGCCAGATTCAATAAGATGTTTCTCGTAGCCGTAGCTGCGGAAGAAGCGTCAAATCCTGCATCTGCCAACTTGCCCAGCAAGGCGAGGGTATCCTCGATCGTGAAGTTGAAAGCCTTTGCCACCGGGCCAACAGTCGGCAACGCCGCTTGCAGATAAGAGAATGACAATGCGCTCTTGGTTGTGGAAATAGCCATAGCCGAAAGATACCTTTCGGATTCTGTTGCCTCTGCCCCGAACATGCGCAAAGAAGCACCTGCCAAAGCCGCCGCCTCCGCCAATCCTGAATCTGTTGCCTGAGCGAACTTCAATACGGTTTCAGTGGTAGCCAGAATCTCATCACGTGAAAATCCGAGCTTGGCCAACTCTATTTGTAAGTTGGTCGCTTCCGCCGCCGTGTATTTGGTCGTTTCTCCTAATTTCTTGGCGTTATCGGTCAAATCCTTTATCTTGCCCGGAACAGTTCCGAGAATTGCGGATAGCTTACTTACAGAAGCCTCGAAGTTTCCAACCGTTTCTATATAATTCCTCAACCCGGCCCCGCCGATACCCAGTGCGGCTGCAAAACCGAGTACGCTTGACTTCATCTGCTTGAATGCTGAGTTCACGGAGTTTGCGCCCCGCTTGAAATTTTCGGTTATCAGGTTAACCGCTATACTGAATGATAATTTACCCGCCATAATCCGATTTTTTTGTTTTCATGAATTGTTCAAATTTATCTCCGTCTTCCTCAACGGCACGCTCTGCCTCTTTCCGGATATCTTCCAATTCCCACGGGAACGGGAATATGTCACGTGCCGATTTCAACTTCTTGGAATCCACATGCGGAAGGATAGTGAGGTATGTCCATATCCGGCTTGCCTCCATCTCTTCCTTTCGCTTCCGTTCGTAGGCATCAATGTAAAGAGGCAAGTCGCATAGCTCCATATCATTAAGGGCGTAGTCGGGGGATAAGCCTTCCATTATTAGTGTAGACACGATTTTCCCTATTTTTTCAGGCTCTGCATTCTCTACATTATATCCTTTCGTTTTTACCTGATATTGCGCCATTACTGCAAAGAAGCGTTCTAATTCCGATATGAGGTGTTTTGTCAACGCCGGGTCTTCCAATGCCAGCCGGAACACCTCGAATGTATATTGCTCTTCGTGGGAGTTGCACATGGTTGTCGTATAGAGCAAAGCCTCCACATCCTCCCTGCTTGTATAATCAAGCTCCGGAAAAGCCTTGCCGGTAAGCTGTTCCCAGCGTATAATAGATTTGATGGTTAATCCGATGTTCATGTTTGCTTGATTTGAAAAAGGCGGCCATCACAGACCGCCTTATCTTTGTCAGGAACTCTTTTACTACCCTCCGACGCCGGCAGGCTGTACCGGCTTCAATGCACCTACACCCTTGAACGATGCGCTGCATGACACGATTTGCCCGTTGTCGGATTTCAGCGAAAGCGAGGTGATAATCACCTTACCCGTGTAATTCTTCTGTGCGGTGTCTTTGGAAAATGTCCCGCCGAAGTTGTCTTTGTCTTCCGCTTTGGCACTTCCGAAGAAGAAATCGAGTGGCTCGCCGGCTATCTGCTTTTCCAGCAGCTTGTCAAAGCTCATTGCGCCCTCTTTGCGCGTCAACAATGATTCACTTGATACGGTGAAACTTTTCTTTCCGGCCAAAGAGCCTGCCCAGTCACCCATCATCTTGTTGGAGATGTCGAGTTCCTCGGTGCTGATGTCCAACCCCGCACTCGATGCGAATGCGATAGGGTCTTCACCTACGAAGAGCATAAGCTCGCCCCTGTAGATGTCCTTACTTGAATCTAATTTTACTCCCATGTTGATTAATAATTAAAAGTTACCATGTTACTAAAAAATCTATTGACTTGATGAATTTACCGTCTTGGCTCATTTCGTCTTTATCTTCCACGCTGACACGCATGTGGGGAGTTTCAAACTCTCCTGAAAGAGCCTCAACGATAAGCCATGCTATTTCATTCATGCGGTCGCAATCATCGCTTACGACGCTATATGCCACGTGCATGGAATACGAGTATATGCCATGCTTGGTGTCTTCCGATTTGAGGCCGTAGCTGCCGTAATACACTGCGTCCCCTTCTGTTTCCCCGGGGATGATGATAGGGGAAATCTTCTCGCCTATCAAATCCTTTATACGTCCATCCGCCAGCAACGTGGCGCGCATGTCGTTCATTATCGCATAATCGCTATACTTCATATTCTCGCCTTTACCTTTTCAACAAACAGGACAAGCCCTGATTCAATGGCACTATACGCTTTTCCCATGTCTTCCTTTCTCGTATCGCTCCAGAAGTAATTGGCGGGCATCGTGCCGGTGCTCTTGCCATACACACCTCTTTTCTTGCGTGTTCGGTCGGTCGTTCCCAAATCCACCAAATGCGAATGGTTGCCGCCACGGAATCCGACAAGAATGCCCGGTCTTGTCTGCTTTACCCGGACGATGAAAGACCGGAGCAAATTGCCCGTATGTCCATGAGTGCCACTTTTCATACGGGTTTTTAACCGTCTCATACCGCCCTTACAAAGAACCTTTCCTCCTTTTGCCAAGCCGTGCTTTACGGCTTTATCACGGTCTATTTTAGAAAGGCCGGACACAAGGCTTTCCAAAATACGCTCATTGTATATGGTTATGTCTATGAGATTATCCATTTTCTTTTGAACAGGTTATTAGGTAAGTGTTATCCGGTTGCTTGTCGAGCAGGATTATCTTATAGCCTTTCCCCTGATAGGTGATGCGTTGGCGCTCATTAATCAGGGCATTGCATCTTACCTGAAGGATAATCGTGTTGGCTATAAATTCTTCCGAAGCATTCAGCCCGTTTCCGTATGCCGCCGTTAACTTCTTGCGGCAACAGCGAGTACGCAACACTTCCGCATATTCCCGCTTCATCGCTCCGGAAGCGGAGCGTATTTCCCGAAGCTCCGAGAACGTTATAAATTCCTTTAATAATCCGGCCCTCATGTGTACTTGATGAATGGTCTAACGAGATAGTCGAGCGTATAGGGTAGAGGTTGCGCATTTGCATAGGCTACAGGCTCACGATTTGCATAAAAACCACCTGCAAGTATCTTGATAGCGTGTATCAGCATCGGGTTTAACTCACCGCCTTTCTCGCAATCGGACAATGGGCGTTGGATATACTTCTCTATGCTTGCCTGTGCCGTGGCGGACAAACTTTCCAGATAATCGTCATCATTGTCATAGTCGACATTCAGATGTGCCTTCAATGCCTCAACAGATACATATAATTCCATATTTCTACTAAAAAGGGCGGGCTGCCAACCCGCCCAGTCAAAACAACCTATACCTTAAAAAACTATTACGGAGTTCTCTTTGCGGCCGCAAACGCTTCGGTGCGGCAAGTAAGCATGTCAAAGTCCGTATTCATCACAAAATACACAAGGTTCTTCTTTGCGCCGGTGTAGGGATCTACCACCATGTGCATCTTTCCGAATTGGCCTACCAGCTCGTAGCTGAACACCCCGAAACCGAGAATGTTGTCTCCGATGAACTCGGTCATGAATACCGGGTAACCGTTGATTTTCCCGTTTTCGAGAATCATCAAACCACTGCCTGCGTCTTTAGGCGTCGATTCCAGTTCCGCATAAGTGGTGGCGGAGCAGACGAAAGCGGCCGTGCCGTCGAACACTACGCCCTTCTTCAATACGGCGGCTTTCAGCTTCACCACATCCTCCCAAGACAGAGCTTTGCCTGCTGCGGTGGTTACGGCCGGCGCGGCAATGGCTTTAACGAAACAACCCTCTGATGCCTTAGCCGTAATTTTTGTGGGGTTGAACATCCACTTGTTAAGCAGGCGGGTAATCGCCATTGTCATCTGCGTACGCACGATTTCCAGCAATGCGCTGTTGCTCTGGTCGATGGCGCGGTTTGAGACAGGGATGGCAATAGCCACACGCTTGGGGGTAGGCTTTATGCTCGAAATGTCGATGGTGGTATCCGCCACCTCTGCGTTTTCGTCCTCGATGGTCGCCTCAATGCCTGCAACAACGGGAAGCACCCAGTCGCCCACCAATCCGTACTGCATCTTGCATCCTACCTTGGAGAGGATAAGCCCCTTTTCCAACGGTTGGATGATTTCCCCGATTGTCATCGGTACAAGCGGCGCTGCGCTCGTCGTGTCTTGGATTGCACGTGTGAGGGGAATTTGCATCGTGTTGCCGTCCATGATTCCCTCCGCGCCCTCCGGCAACGCACGGTTATGCACGAACGAAGCGACCGCACCGGCAAACGCCATTTCCGCGCGCATCTCCTGCTCCGATACAGGCTCGGCGCTCATCATTCGCTCGCAACGGAGCTGCAAAATCTCTTTCTCCTGAACAAGGGCTTCCTTTTCCGCCAACTCGTCGGCGGTAAGGCTTCTCTTTTCGGTCTCCAACAAGTCCGCCATCTCACCCAGACGGACGTTGATTTCTGCGATTCTTGACCGCATTTTTCTTACTTCTTTTCTCATCTTGAAATTTTTGATTGGTTACGTAATTCTTCCACGTCTCTCTTATAACTTTCATCGGGCTGCTCGAAATAAGCGTCCAGACTTCTGACATTTACATCAGTACCCATGTATGCAGGGTCTGACACTACCGACACATCGAACATCCGGGTTATCTTCTTCACACGTCGGACAAGCATGTTATCCGACCGCTTTTCATAAGACACATTGTTTTTTTCATCGGTGATGTAGGCGAACGAAGAGCCGAAGAGGTCGCCACGCTTCACCATTTCCTGCACGTATTGCCCCTCAATGGTGGCGGGAGCTTCAAACCGGTACTTTACACCGTGCCCGTCAACGGACAAGGATAAAGAGCCTGCACCGTTGAAACTGCGTGCAAGCATCCGTTCCCTGTTGTGCTCACAGAGGGCTTTGATGTCGCAACTACGGAGCAACTCATCCGTGATTGCGCCATTTTCGATAATTTCAATGAAGAAACGCTTTTTTTGCGGGTCGAACATGACCCGGCTTTCTTGTCCGAAGACAACGGCGTAGCCCTCGATAGTCTTTTCATCGACCAACTTAGGGGCTGCGTCGCCGCCGAAACTTCTTATTTCCATCTTTTCCATAAGGGTAACTCTTTACCCTACTTGCGTAACCTGCAATTTGGGGGGCACTTTATTTTCCATTAACGTTTTTTATAAGTTTAGAGCAAAAAACAGGCAGAAAGTTTTGCTATTCAAATGAAAAGCATTACATTTGTAATGTCAAAAGGAAATAATATGAAGTACAGCGAACTACACCGAAAATTAAAGAAAGCCGGTTGTTACCCGACAGGGGCAAGTATTGCGGGGCATCCCGAATGGTTCAGCCCTCGAACAGGGAAATACTTTCCCACGAGCCATCATGAGAAGCAAGAGGTAGCACCGAGCACATTGAAGAAAATTTATCGAGATGCGGGACTGTAAAAAGTCCTGTATTAAAACCAAGAAACAGAAGATATGAAGACATTACATGCACACATCGAAAGCAACGGACAGGGGTTATACTCCATTTACGTGGAAGAGGATTTGCCTTTCGGCGTTATGGGTGACGGATATACGGTAGAAGAAGCCAAAGAGGATTTTTTAGCCGTATATCAAGGCATGAGAGAGGCTCACAAGGCACGCACAGGTGAGGATGTGGATTTTGAATTTCTCTTTGTTATGGATACCTCTGCTTTTTTACAAAAATACAAGAACGTCCTGTCATTGGCAGGATTATCTAAACTTACAGGTATAAATAAGGCACAGCTCTCGCAGTATGCGTGTGGTACAAGGCATCCATCACCCAAGACGAAAGAGAAGATAAAGAAAGCTGTCGCCGACTTGGGCCAAGAATTGAGCCGTGCGTTCGCTTAACCTTTTGACAATTTAAGTGTATGGCTCTACCCCTTCACGTTTCGGCGCGGAGGGGTCTTTTTATCCTTTTATCTTGGCACTCGTAATCGGCGCCACGTTACAGCTTATCATCGGAATGTCTCCACCATCTACCGGCGGCAAACCTTTCTTCATCCGCTGTTCGTTGACGGTGTTCAACCCCCATTGTATGCTCTTCTCCGTCATGGTAGCCATACTCATGATGTCCGTTTGGTAGAATGATTCCA